TAATATTCGTTTTGTTTTTCCTGTCTTTCAATTTCTTTTGGATGATATAATGCAAACTCTTCCATTTCTGGTAATATTGTCCACGTTTTAAACCCATCTAATTTTTCATGAACTTTATTAATCCATTTGATTTCTGGTTTCTTTTTCCAAATGCGCCATTGGTTATCTGGCCAGTTAATCCATCCCGCATCATTTACATTCCAACGCCATTTGTTGATATGTCCTAAAGTCAAACCTTCTACTGTATTAACTCTTGGTACTAAAAATACTTCACAATCATCATTTTCTTCTAATACAAATGGTAAAACTTCTATAAGTTTTTTGTGTGGTAATTCATCAGCATCAATCTGGAAGATATAATCTCCGTTGCATTGATCTGTTAAATGATTTTTAAATGCTGCAAAGTCATTATTCAATTGATGAAATATTACTCTTAATTGACCATGTTCTTGAAGCTTCATGATATAAGCAAACACTTGTTTCTTATCTTCTGGTTGATTTTTCATGTCATCCACGTTAAGATCCATTTGCACTACAATTTCATCATATAATCTTTTATTTTTCAACAAGAATGTAATGAGTGTTTGTATTTCAATAAACTCATTACAAACTGTTAATGCATATGTTATTTTCATAGTGTTTCTAAATTAGGAAGTTTTAATTGCATCGCCATTGGAATAGATTCTATTCCTGAATCAATATCAGATAATATACGTTCATATACTTCTGCTACTGCAGTTTTAGTAAATGATGAAGTCACAAAATAGCGTTGTCTTTTTCCTAGCTCTAACCATTTCTTGTAATTCTTTTGTATCTCCTGCATCATTTTACCAGCATATCCATAATCTGGAGTAAACCATGTTGCACCTTCAATTAAAAACTCATTTTGAGCTGATTGGTGTATTGGAGTTTGTGCTCCAGGTAATGCACAAATAAAATCTTTCTTAAGGAAGTCTGCTTGTCCTGAATAGTGTGGAGCGATAATTGGTTTACCTGTTGATGCAAATTCTAATAATGGTCGGCCGAATCCTTCAGCTTTAGTAAATGATACCATTGCTTTAACTTTAGAGTGATTGTATAATGAATTCATTTCATCATCAGTTAACTCGCCGTGCACTAAATATATATTAGGTAGTTTCGTTGTAGCAAACATGCTTCTAATTTGATTGATACGATCCTCAATATCCATTCGATCCATGATACTATAAGTAGCACCACTCGTTTTTAATATTAATGCAGGTGCATCTTTTTTTCCTTGGTATGTATTTAAAAATGTATGAACTAATCCACTAACGTTTTTACGATCTTCTCCGGGTTGACCCTGAAGCCAATGTCCAACTGATAAAAATGCAAAATCCTCTTCAATTGAATTTAACTCATCTAAGTTTTTAACTTGTTTGTTTGTATAAACTGTTTCATCAAAATATTCTGGTACTACTTCAATTTTAGTAGTTATTACTTTATTAGATTGTTTTGCAGTTTCTTCAAATACTGACTTTGTAAATTCGCTCGGGACAATTACTAAATTCATTGCATTTAGTTTGTCAATCCATTCTGCAGGACAAATACTTCCTTCAGTTCCCGCAGTGACTCCTATGTTATATTTACCTACTGCTTGAAGCTCATTTGGAACTGAAACTTGAATCCAAATATCAGGTTGTTCTTGTAATGGCAATGGAATAATACGAAGTTGTAAATCTACTGATATTGGATATGTCATTGGGGTATGTCCCCACGGTAATGAAACTAATTTAACATCCCATTCTTTGCCGCGTTGTTCAATAATGTTTGTGATAATTTCACGTGCATGATGACCATATCCTGACTGTGTCGCTACTGGCGACGCTATAACTACTTTTCTCATTATTCTACAATTCCTGTTAATTGATATCTTGTTGGTTCAACTTTTGTTACCGTAAATAACGGTCTTAATTCTCTATGCATTGAAAATAAGTCGCGGAACATTGATATCATTTTGTTACCCATTTGTTCTGCTGTCAACCCATTAGCTAACGCCCATGTTCTACCTTCAAATCCAGCAGCAGTACGATTTTCTTCTGTCATATTGTACCAATATGCTATTGCTTCTGCTACATCTTCAAATTTTACTCGATCATCAAAAATATAAGGTGTTTGTGGTGATCCTTGCAATGATCTATTGCTAGGGAATACTGGTTGAACCCATAATCCATGTTTTTTAAATTTCCCGGTGTGATTAGTTGAAAATTCACCATCAAATCTAAGCCAATTACCATGTTCATCTTCAAAACCACATTGGTCTTGTAATCCACCCGTTACATTGTTAATAATCGGTGTTCCTGATAAGATTGCTTCAGTTGAGCTAAGTCCCCATCCTTCATTTGATCCGATATTAACTACAACATCTGCTACATTATACATTGCATTAAGATCTTGTGCAGACATTTTTTGTTCTGAAAAGATAACTTTACAATCAGGTGCTAATGTCTTCCAAACAGCTCTTAGGTCTGTTCCATTTTCATCTACTGGCTGTGTATGCATTAACAATGCTACTTTGCTACGTTGTTCTTCTGGTAATTTATCTACAAACGTTTTAAATGCTAAAATTACATCTCCTGGTTGTTTTCTACGAATATTACGATTATTCCACATTACAACGAAATCAACTTTATGCGTTTCTTTGATTTGTTTCTTCATTGAAATCAAAAGATCGTCTGATGCAGATAATGGCTTAAATATGTTATGATTCAATCCGTGTGGCACATAACCAGTTAAAACCTGATTCCATTTCTTATCCATCGGTAATGAATCGCCTTCATCATAATTAATTACTGGAATACCGTTCTGTTTAAGAACTTCTCTATGTATATTATCTGATTGCTTACTAATTCCCATAATCATATCACAACTAGCATAAAATGGCGCGTTCCACATAGGATATGGTAAATCATCCCAAATTGAATAATATGTAATTGGATTATTGAATGTTGTTTTTATCTCATGCTCAATTGCATATAGCCATGTCCAATAACGAGGGTCAGTAAAATGAAGAATTGCATCTGGCTGTTCTTGATTAATAATTGCAAATAGAATATTTCTATCTCCATAACCGTTCCAAGGAATCAATTTAACTGAGGCATCTTCAACTCCAGTTTCTTTTGCAATTTCTTGAGATAAGTCAAATGCTTGGCCAGCATCTGGGTGATTAATTGCAGCTCCTAATTGAATCCAATCAAACTCTTTAACTGTATTTAAAATAATCTCTTTACTAACTGTTCCAATTCCAGAAGGTAATCGAAAATCATCGCCTAACAACAAAATTTTCTTTTTTTGCGGCTTGTTAGGGTCAATCTTTTGTAACTTTGGTAACTCCATTTTTTCCTTATAACTTTAATATAAATATGATTATCCTAAGATAACCACCGGTTTTTCTAATTTTTTGACATTTGTGAATGCTGTCTTTAATACAGGATCTAACGCTGTCTCTGTAGTTAATATCATCATATAATCACATTGTTGTGCGATAAGTTTCATTCGATGATGTAATTGACTAAAATGATATGCTTTACCATAATATGATTCTGGCATTGCTGAATATAAATTAAATCCTGAAAAAGATGGATTAAATTCTTTATACTCAATTCCGAATTCAATTGAGTACTTTCTAACCATATGATTAGCTCCTTCATTGCCACCGGCGCCAATAACTACTAAATCATCTTGAAATTTCTTTTTTAGTTCTTGCAATGTTTGTTGGACTTTTCTTTTATTCTGCCAACCCGTGCTTCCTATAACTGCTACTTTTGTCATGATGCTTTTTCATATAAAAATTTAACACCTTTTGGCATATGCCCGTAAACTAATCGCAACATTGATTCTAATAAAGTTCTATTTTCTTTACAATTAGGATTGTCAACATTAGTACACAATGTATATTCATGTTCTACTCTAGAACTGTCTCGACCTGATAACTCGAACTGATATACATAAACATGTTTGTGAGTGTATCTTTTCATACTATAATATAATGAATTTTATTCTCGAATCCTATTTTCTTTAGAACAATTTGCATAATCTTCTTTGAACGGACAATACTTACAATTCTTTGCACCTTTACCTGCTAATGCCATATAGTTCCTATCAGCATTCTTGTTTCCTTCTAAATCAAAACAATCTTCAACAAATTTGTCAATTGCTTTTTGAACTTTCTTTTGTGTAACTGTTCCTGATGCTGGAATTACTTGTTGAATACGCTTTTGTGGGAACATTGACTCTTCAATCAACTTTCTTTTCACAATAAAGAACTCAACATTGATCTTTTCTTTAGGTGTTCCAAATTGTTGTGAGAAATAATTTTTATATGCAATAAGCTGAGCCATTTTCACTGAATCTGCTTTTTGATATTTATTCCAACCTTGACGACTCGTTTTAATATCAATGATCAAGATTTCATTAGTCTTTGTGTTTCTCAAAACAACATCAATAAAACCATACCAAAATACTGATGGATTGGCTGGAGATGCTTGTGTACATAGTTCCATTTCGATTGCAACTAATTCCCAATCTTTAGTTGAGAAGTATGTAGCACGACGATTCTTAAACCATTGCAATATTGCAGCTCCGTCTTCTAGATATTCTGCTAACTGTAATGGGTTTGAATAATGTTCGCCTCCTAATTCGGTAACTGTTCTTGCATATTCATTGCGAAGATTGGTAGTTAACAATTCACGTAAATCAATTGCATCAGCTCGTTTAATTGAGTCTGTATACATTACAGTTAAGTATGTTTGTAATGTTTCATGGAACGCTGTTCCGAAGCAAGTATCAATGCTAGATTGGAATGGTGCTAAACCATCAATGTATGCTAGTTTCCATTGTTGCGGACATTTCTCATACATTGACCATTGTGAATATGATATCTTTCTAGGTACCGTTGTAGCATCGCGAAGAGCTAACTTGTATATTGGTGCAATGTAATTTACATTTTCTTTCATATTATAATATAATGAATTTATCACTAAAAACCAACCGAACAGTAAAAAAGCCGCAACATTTCTGCTACGGCTTTCAACTTATATGATAGGGTTATTTTTTTCCGCCTACATTCAAAAACATTCCTGAGTTGCCTGCAATTGTGGTTGGTAATTTACCATCCCACGCTTGTGCTTTCAAATACTCAATATACATTGGAGTGATTTGATTTTGCTTGATTCTAATAGCTTGCGCAGCTGCTGCCGCATTAATAATTAACTCAGCAGAGTCTGCTCTAGCAACCGCTACCTTACGCTTCCCTTCAGCAATTGCTGTCAATGCTTGTTGCTCTGATGCTTCTGCTTGTTGAATTGCTTTTGTTTTAGCAATAATTGCGTCTTGTAATGCTTCTGGAGGAGTAATATTTGTTCTTAATTGTGACACATTGAACCATTTCGTTAAACGCTTATTACATTCAGTTACAATAGATGCTTCAAATGACTGTCTATGTTCAAAGATGCTATCAATTTCCCATGTATTAGCTACGTCATTAACGGCACCTATAATTGCATTCTTTAACCAACCTTGTTCTACTTCTTTAATATCTAATCGAAGATTCACAAACATATCACCAATTGATTGTTCCTTTAAGGAATAGTTAAATGTTGGTTTAATAGTTGCTGGGAATCCGCCTTTAGTAATTACCTGTTGGTCGTCATATTCGATATGTTGCTGATATAATGGAAACTCTTTTAATTGTTCTGTCCAAGCATTATAAACTACCCAACCTGTCTTGTATTGGTAATTTGTTACTCCTCGTTGTGAACCAACTAAACTAATTTTTAATCCTTTGTAACCATTGTCAACTTTCTCAAATGAATAAGGTTGAAGGAATCCAACTATCAAGCCTACTACGGCAATGATGATTGCGTCACGAATTCCGGCCGGACTATCTTCTTGAAGTGCCATGGCAAATTTAATTCCTGCTACTACAAGGAATACTGCGATAATAATTGCTGTAATCATTTTTCTTTTGTTTTGATTGTTTTGTTAATATAACTAATTATAATTTGTACTTGCCAGACGGTATAAACTAGTGCAATAAAGCTGGCTCCTAACTGCACTAATGATTCTACTTCCCGACTAATGATATAGTCAAAGAATAAATTCATAATAAAGATATACACTAACAATGATGCTAAAACGTGCCATCCTGTAATATTAAATTTAAAAATGTTTTTCATATTTTTATTCATTAGGTTGCTTAATAAATTCTAACATCTCATTAAGAAGTACTTGTTTTTGTTCAACTATTATTTCATAGAATTCATCAGTTAAACAATCGTCTTCGTCACGATATTCTTCAAGCTCAGATTCAGGATAATAATATTCACAATCTGAATTCAAACTGTTTGATGCAGCTGCTCCTACAAATCCAAACCCCTCATCTTCAAATGTACATGACATAGTAAAGTCTTGGTAATTTGCTTGTAGATATTCTGTTAATTTATTGAACAATTTTTCTGGGAAGTCCCATGCTGTTGTCCATGATATAGTAAATGTTGCAAATGATTTATCTACATCATCAAAATAAATCCATTTTGCACCTAAATTATCAATATAATATGAAGCAGTATCTTCTTTGTCAGGATACAATTGTTCTAACATCGAATCACAACATGTTTGCAGTTTTGAACTATAATCTAGCGCGGTTGGATCATAATCAATCCATTCTGAAAAACTTTCTATATCATCTTGACTTTTAAAGTCAATTTCTAAATATGCATAAACATGATTCGCCATTTCGTATTTTTTATTATAATAAGAAATTATTTTCTAAGTTCCAAATATTCATGAGACTTTTCTTTAAGATAAATGTCAATTAAATCTTTAGTCTTTGATAAATCTTGTTCAAATGTGCCTTTGTGCCGGCATCTTACAATGCGTTTAATGATATCGAACTCATAGCTATTCAAACCCCAATCTTCAGCAAACTTATAAAGGCTATCCTTACCTTTGTAATGTGATTGTGTATTTATACTCATTTTTTAACTCCTTTAATCATTGTTTTGATTTCGCCTTCGGTATAACCATATAAATTTAGCAGACGGGTGCAAGTCGTTTGATCTAACAACTCAATATAATCAGAAGCTTCTGTTTTGCTAACTTTGTAATGTTCCGCTACCTGTGCAATTAATTTGTCTGAATACTTGTCGTCTTTTTTACCCTTCACGTATTTTGCAAACCCCTTTGAAGCAGGCAGGAATTCGTGATATAGACGGTAAGTTTCTTTTGGTCGTAACAATCCGATAGTATATGTCTGTAACTCGTTGATAAGCTCTGTTAAGTCTTGACGCATTGATAACCATCTATTTACAATGAATGGTGAAAATTTACTCTGATCAGTTTCAGACCATTTATTCCATTCTTTCTTTTTGCTAGTTACCCCATCAATAAAATCAAAGATTGTTGCACCCTTTTTTTCGTCTGCCATTTTATAATTTATATTTAGTTTTCCATTTTTGCTCGAATAATTCCCCTAGCCCTAATTCAACAATAACAGCATTATCGGGGATACCTGGTAGTTTCTTTTCTAAAATATCATCAATGCTTTTATTTCTAAAAGTTTTCATTTTAGTTTTAGCATTGCTACGATTAGATGTTTTAAAAACAATTGTCACATTTGATTTGTGATATGCAATTGACATTAGATTTCATTTAATAAATTTACAAACATTGCCATGATGTTGATTTCTTTATCAACAACTGACGCATCTTTAAATTGTGCTTCTGCAATAATTAAAATTGCTCCGCCAATATGTCCTACTGCAAATTCATCTAAACTATCATACAAGAATGTATACATTGGAGTAAAGTCTCTAACTTTGCTGTCTGCAATAACTTGTCGAATTTTAGTGAAAGCTGCCTTTTTATCTTTTGCATTTTTCAACAATTCCAAAACTTCAGTCATATAATTTGCTTGAAGGGAACTTGCTTTATCTAATTGCAATCGATTTCCTACAACTGATGCTTGTGCTGCATTAATTGCACGACGAATGTCTGGATATGATGAATTGATAATTGCTGCAATGTCTTTAATGTCATACTCAACTCCTTTTTCATTTAATACTGCAACTAATCTTTTAGCTACATCTGATTTATTTGGAGGTGTAATTGCAAATGTCTGACAACGTGATTGAATTGGATCAATAATCTTTTCAACATAGTTACATGTTAAAATAAAACGTGTTGTTTTACTATATGTTTCCATTAAATTACGAAGTGCTGCTTGAGCATTTGGTGTCAAATAGTCTGCCTCATCCAAGATAATGATTTTCCAACGTTTAAACCCTACCGTT